CCTCCTCCGCTCCTGGCTGTCGCGCAAGCCAGGGTCAGGGATCGTCCGGCTCCGGTCCGTTCTCGAGGCCGATCAGACTCTCGGCGGGCTGGTCTCGTATGCGATCATGACGGGGCCGCGGAACATCGGCGAGGTCACCTACCAGGGCATTCAGTATCTCGGAGTCGAGCTGATTATTGAGGTGATGAGCACATGAGTTACGTGCACGGCTCCGCCACCCGGGTCCTGGTCAATGCGACCGAGGTGTCCGCCGAGGTGTCCGGCTGGTCGCTCGGCTGGAATCGGCAGATGTCCGAGGTGACCTGCGTCGGGCAGCCGGCCGGAGCGGCCGGAGCCAGCTTCACCCCCGGACTGATGTCCGGCACGCTCGGACTCCGCGGCCCCCAGCAGGCCGACCCGACCACCGGACTGACCGCGCAAATCCAGGCGGCCATCGGCGTCAACGACTCGTTCCAGGCCACCTGCTTGCCAGACGGCGTGACCGTCGGCAAGCCGGCCTTCTTTATAGTTGGCGACCCGAACGCCTACGCCGTGGATGCTCAGGTGGCCGATGCGGTCGGCATGACCATGGGGGCTCAGGCTGATGAAGGCGTGGAAATGGGGTACGTCCTGGCCCCATTGCAGGTCTACACCGCGGATGCGCTGGCCGGGACGGCCGTGGACCGGGGCGCGTTCCTCAGCGTTATCTCGGGCACGCCTCAGCCGTACACCGTTCAGGGTTTCGCGGCAGCCCTTCACGTCACCGCCTACTCCGGCTTCACCGGCGTGGCCGTGAAGATCCAGCACTCGGCGGACAACAGCACGTGGGCCGACCTGGTCGCTTTCACCAACGTCACCGCGGCCGGGCGCGAGCGGGTCCTGGTCGCCAAGGGCACGCAGATCAACCGTTATCTCCGCGCGTCGGTCGACGTGACGGGAACAGGATCGGTCACCCTATTGGTGGCCGCCGCACCACGGTAGGAGAACCGATCATGACGTATGTGCACGGTAAGGACGCGGTGTTCTCGCTGGACGACTCCGGTGGGACGCTGCGTACCATCACCATCAACCTGAATGCCGTGTCCGGCCTGCCGGGTGCGCGCGCCCTGTCCGAGGTGACCGCGTTCGGCGACGCCGGCACCAAGAGCATTCCCTCCCTGGCCAACGTCCAGTTCTCGATCGGTGGCCACTTCGACGCCACGGCAACCACCGGTGTCACCACCGTGCTGAACGGTCTGCGGACGGCCACGGCCACGTCCACCTTCAACTACGGCCCGGCCGGCTCAGCCACCGGGGCACTGAAGGTCATCGGCGAGTGCTGGATGACGGCACTCACCTATGACGCCACCGTTTCCGATCGGGTGCCGGTCGCGGCCAGTTTTCAGGTGGACGGCATCCCCACCCTCGGCACCTACTAGGAGCCGGCCGTGGCCATTGAGGTGCGCGTCCACGGGGCGGCCGAACTGCGGAAAGTGGCTGCCAAGATCAGAGCTGAGGGAGCCAAGGATCTTTCCCGGCAGCTCTCGGACGCGCTCAGCAAGGCCACCGATCCGATCCGGCAGTCCATCCGGGACAGCGCCGAGGAGGTCATGCCGCGCCGCGGGGGCTACAACGCGGTGTTCGGTAAGTCGCTGCGGTTCCGCAACAGCCGCAGGACCGGGGCGGACGAGGCGACCGTGGTGCTGTCCTCCTACGCGGAGGGCAGCAAAGAGCGCCGGGACATCATCGCCCTGGAGGCTGGCCGGCTCCGGCATCCGGTGTGGGGGCGGTCCCGGCCGGGCGCACGCAAGGGGGAACGGCATGCCAACCCGTGGGCCGTCACCTCGATCCGGGCCGGCTTCTGGAGGCGTGGCACGGACAAAGCCTTGGACGAGGCACAGAAACAGCTTCAGCACGTGATCGCCGATTTCTCCCGGCGACTGGCCGAGTAGGGGCGAGGGAGCACCATGAGACCGCAAGCGCACGGGGCACTACCGCCCGCCTGGTTCCGGTTCACCGACCCGGAGGATCAGGGCAAGTACGGCGAGAATTGGTACCGCTATGACGAGTCGGCGATCATGCGCAAGCGGGGCCGGGACCTGGTGGCCCTGGAGAACGATCTGGGCATGCCGCTGGTCAGTGCCTTGAACGGGTTCCGGGAGTCCAGCACGCTGGGGGATCTGGCCGCCACCTGGCTTGCGCTGCGCGAAGTCGATCCGGCGCGGGCCGGTGACTTCGACGAATACAACCCCATCACGACTCTGCTCGAATGGACCGCCGCCAGTCCGGAGCCGGAGGGAAAAGCCGAGGATCCGGCGCTCACGCCCGAGCGGCCGGAATCGGACTCCACGACGGCGGCATCCTCGCCGAATACGACCTCGGAGAAGACGGATACGGTCGTTTTGCCGAGTATGCCCATAGCGGAGTAATGGCCCTGGTCCGGGCGTGGGGGCCGTATTTCCGGATCAGGATCGGCATGAGCCGGAACGAAATGCTGGACCTTTCGATCCCGGAACTGATCGACTTGATCGACTATGAGAGAGAGATGAGAAGCAGTGGCTGACGACAGACGCTCGCTCATCCTCGATCTTCTGGCCAGGGCCAAGACCAAGCAGGGCACCAGCGAGGCCGCAGGCGATCTGGACCGCCTGGCCGGTGCGGCCGAAGAGGCCGACCGCAAGACGGTCAAACTGGGTGAGACCAGCGAGAAGGTCGGCCACCAGACCGACAAGATGGGCAACAGCCTCTCCGAGACCACGGGCCGGATCTCCAAGCTCGATCACGAGATCGCAGGCGTGGAGAAGGAGATCAAGGGCCTGTCGGCCAGCTTTGCCGACGCCGATGACGCTGCTCAGCGGATCGACTTGACCAAGTCCATCCGCAAAAGCCAGAACGACTTGCGCAACCTCAAGAAGAACCGCGGCATTCTCGCCGACCTCCTGCCCGATACCCAGGAGATCGAGAAAGAAGGCAAGCGGGTAGAGAAGGATGTCCAGGGAGTTTTCGAGGGCGTCTCCTCCTCCCTGGCTCCGGTCATCACGGGGGCCGCGGTGGCGGCCGCCCCGGCCATCGGCGCAGTACTGGCCGGAGCGGTCATCGGCGGAGCCGGTCTGACGGGCATCGCCGGGGGCTTCCTGCTGGCCAGCAAGGACCCGCGGGTCAAAACCGGACTCGACCAACTGAAGCAGCACATCGGTGATGAACTGAAGGGGGCCGCCGAGCCGTTCGTGCCGGTCGCCATCGACGCGTTCAGCAAGGTCCGCCGGGCAATCGACACGATCAACTTCGGTGCGATCTTCAAGGACGCTGCCGCACAGGCCGGCCCGCTCGTGGACGGCGTTACCACCCTGATCACCAAACTGGGGTCAGGGGTTACCGATCTGATCCACAACGCCGGTCCCGAGATCAAGGTGATCGGTGCGGGCATCGCCGAGATCGGCAGCGCCATCGGGGACGGCCTGCACACGCTGTCCACCGACGGCAAGCAGGGTGCTGACGCTCTGTCCAACCTCTTCCTTCTCATCGACGGCGGCATCCGGTCGACGTTCGCTCTCGTGGACGGCCTGGCGAAGGTCTATGGCTGGCTCCGGGAAATCTCCCACGGCGGAATCATTGACGCGTTCAGATCGATTATGGATGCCCAGCAGGGTGTGGCCGACAAGACCCATGAGGTAGCGGCGAACGTGGTCGGGGCTATCTCCGGGACCAACGACCTGGCCAAGGCCCAGGACGACGCATCCCGCGCGGCATACGGCCAGCGGGATGCACTGTCCGCAGTGGCGAAAGAGCTACGCGCGCAGACGGACCCGGCATTCGCCGTTCTCGATGCCACGGACAAGGTACGGGACGCACAGAAGGAGGCGGCGGACGCCACCAAGAAGTACGGCCGGGAAAGCGAGCAGGCCAGGGCGGCCAACCGTAAGCTCGCCGAGGCCGCGATCGACCTTCAGGGCAATGTGGGTGCTCTCGGCCAGGCATTCGACGGGCACCTCACCCCGACCATGAGGCGGACGCTTCAGGCGGCCGGCCTCACCAAGAGCCAGATCAAGGCCGTGGAGGGCGAGCTGAGACGGGCCAAGGCAGCCGCGGACGCGTACGCCGGCCGGTACGTCGCAGAGATCATCACCAACTACACGTACAACGTGGGCGGCAACGACTACAACCGCGAGGCCAACCGAGGCAGCTTCTCCAAGCGTGCGGCCGGCGGCCCGGTCGTTCGGGGCAAGCCCTACATCGTCGGCGAGAACGGTCCCGAGATCGTAGTCCCGGACGACTCCGGCCGGGTGCTCTCGGCCGGGGCATCGCGCGGCCTGATGGTGCAAGGCGCGATGACCGGCCTCCAGTCCAGCATGGGCGGCGGCGGAACCGTGCAGGAGGTCCGCCTCACCGTGGACGGCAACGACCAGCGACTGGTCTCGCTGCTGAAATACCTGATCCGCTCGGCCAACCTGATCGAGGCATGACCGTGACCAACGATGTCCGCCTCTGGCTCTACCCCGGAGCCAGCCCGAACACGGCCCCGTCCACGTGGGAGCCGTACTTCACCGACATCTCGGCGTACATCCGGCGGCCCGGCAACGATGGCGGCCGGCCCATCCAGTACTCGGCCGGTAAGCAGGACGAGTCCACCCAGACCGACGCCGGCCAGATGACGCTGACGCTCGACAACCGTGACGGCCGCTTCTCCACTGACAAGATCGACGGCCCGTACTACGGCTCGATCGACACCGGCAACCCGATCAGGCTGGCCGTCACGGTCTACACGGACAACTTCAACCGGACCGTGGCCGCTGGAGGTTGGGGTGGGAGCTGGACGCCCGACGGCTTCGCCTCCACCTTCAGCGTGGACGGAACCAAAAGTCAGATGATCGTGGCGTCCGCGAACACGTTCAATGACATTCTTCTGACCGGCGGGGACACCCGGGACGTGCAAATGGAGAGTACGTTCTACCCCAGTGCCGCCGCGACCGGGGCCAGCTATGGGGCCGGGCACATGGCCCGTTTCACCGACGACAACAACTTCGTCTTCACGACGCTCGAATTCAACGTTGCCGGGGACGTCACGGTCAAGGTCCGCAACCGGGCGGCTGGCGTGGAGACTACGGTCGCACAGGTAAACCCGATCCCCTCCTCGACGTACACGGCCGGGGCCGGATGGCGACTGAAGACCCAGTTCGACGGGGACGCCATCCGGGTGAAGGCCTGGGCCGTCTCCGGCTCCGAGCCAAGCACCTGGACGGCCGTGGTCACCACCACGGCCGCGGGCACCGGCACGGGACTTGGCATCTACGTCGCCCGGTTCAACGGCAACACCAACTCCGGCGTGGCCAACCTGATGGGCATGGACGACTTCGCCGCGTACGCATTGGAGTGGGCGGGAACGGTCGTCTCCTGGCCGCTGTCCTGGGACATGACCGGTAACAACTCGTGGGCCCCGATCACCGCCGCGGGCATTCTGCGCCGGCTCCGGCAGGGCACCAACCCGATTCAGAGCCCGTTACGCCGGCAGCTCTCGGGCACGGCCAATGTCACTGGCTACTGGCCTCTTGAGGACGGCGCGGACGCCCTGTACGGCTCACCCGTGGTGCCCGGAACGGTGAACGCCACGGTCAACGGCGTTACCTTCGCTCAGGACTCGACACTCCCCGGCGGCGGTCCGGCCCCGACAATCACCTCCTCCACCGGCAGCATCATGGCGAACGTGGCCAAGAGTCAGGGCGGGACCGGCTTCTCCGCGATGATGCTTTTCAAGATCCAGAGTCTGCCCTCGGTGAAGACGAGAGTCGCTCGCGTCCGCTGCTCTCGCGGGCCGTCCACGATCTACGACTTCAGCATCGATGCCAGCAACACCTACCTGGAGGCCATTGCAGGCGACGGCTCGGTCATTGCCTCGGTGACCAACGGTTACGGCACCCCGTTCGCCGGAAAGTGGATCGCCTGGCAGCTCGAAACGGACAACACCGCAGGCGGTGGAAACACCTCGGTCACCGGGATCTACCACGCAGTCGGCGAGACCAACTACTACGCCCAGAGCTTCAATATCGCTGGAACTGCGTTGTCCAACGTCCTGTCCATGAGTCTTGAGGGCGTGCAGGGAACATCCTTCGCGCACATGTGGCTGGGTCAGAACACGCTACCGTTCGTCAGTAACACCTTCTCCCTGGTCTCCTCCGGCTACGCCGGCGAGACGGCCATAGCCAGGTTCAGCCGGGTGTGCGGGGAGGC